CTAAAGAGCATAAATTAACATGGATTAATCACGGCTTAAAGCTTGACAGAGACGATGAAGTCTGATATAATATACAAAATCTGGAGACAACCATGGTAACTATATATGGATCAATGACGTGTTTTCACTGTCTAAGATGTAAGCAGATGTGCGAGGCGATGCAGATTGAACATGAGTATTTTGAAGTTGAAGATGCTGAAGTTGGTAAGAGATTTTCTGAGCTATTTCCTGAAGCAGAGGGGATTCCACAGATTATGTGGAATGATGAACACCTCGACGGCTACTTGGGGTTGACACTTAAAATTGATGAATACTTAAATAATATTAATGATGAGGAAAAGTAAGATGAATAAGAGTGAGTTAATTAGTAAGCTAACAGCAGGTTTAGTGAAAATATCATTTACGAAGGTGAGTGGAGACACAAGATTGATGCACGCCACCCTAGATAAGAAGCGCATTCAATACTCTAATACTAGCGATATCGTAAATGTGCAAAGAAGCCCAGTAGGCACACAAGCAGTTTGGGATAATGATGCTGCAGGCTGGAGATCGTTTAGATTATCATCTGTGATATCAGTTGATGACGTACCGGTCAATGGTATTGATTTAGATATGCCATCGTAGAGTTATAAGTCCTCATCGGGTAGTGTGAACTATATTGTTGCCAAAAGCGATACCTATCTCACACTACCATGATGGGGCTAATATCATTGTTGACATTAATCAAATTATATGTTACAATGATTCTTTATACTAGTGGAGTAAAGTATGGCTAAAGTTAAGAAAAGAGTTGCTAGACGAGGCAACGAAGCTAAATTGGCTGAAGAAAAGAATGTAGGAAGCGAGATTCTTGACTGGTCAGACATTGCACCAGATCGATTTTCTAAATCAATTTTCGAGGCTATGAGGCACTACTCATACTTCTACGGTCAGAAAGATTATGTGTCTTGGACAGTAGACTGGGTGAAATCCAATCGACCCAATGATCTAAAATCGTACAAAGCAGGCGAAGACTGGAGAACATCTTCTACGCTTGGCTCTCTAGTTAGAATCCATTCTATGGGTGCCTCTCTTCCTGAGTCCTATATGGACTTCATCAACAAACAAATCGATACCGTAGTTAGTTCTGGTAAAATCAATATCGAGAATGCTATCGAAAATGTCGAAGATGATGCTCCTGTCGTTAAGAAGAAGAATCCGTCTGAGCTGTTAAAGGAGAAGACGCTAGGTGTTATGGGTGAGATAGAGGGATTTATTGACGATCACTTAGATGGTACGTTAGATAAGAACTTCTCATTATATACTCACTTGAAAGGCTTAGATGCCGCAGCCCAAACTGCTCACGATATCATCAAGGCTTATAAAGAAATGGAAGCTGAGTTGAGTGAACTGATCGTAGAGAAGACAGAGGATCTAGTCGAAGGCTATAGCCATATGACACTATCGCAACAGAAGAAGCTATTAAAGCTAGTTTCCTCATTCATTACTGATAGTGAGAAGTATGTGTTGAGTAAGAAAGCAACACGCAAGCCTCGTGCTAAGAAAGCTACTCCTGCAACTAAGCAAGCCGAGAAAGTTATATATCAGAAAGAGTCTACTGATTACAAGATAACCAGTACAAGTCCTGCCCACATTGTCGGTGCTACTGAAGTCTATCTGTTTAACACTAAGACGAGGGTCATTAAATATCTCGTTACTGATAAGAGAGAAGGCTTTACAATTAGTGGCACAACAATAAAGAACTATGATAAAGAGCTATCATTCAAGAAGAAGCTACGTAAGCCTGAGGAGAGTATTGATTCTATCAATAAAGTGACTAAGCTACGAGCATTAAAGGCACTCAAGGCTCTAAAGACTGCCGAGACTGCAACAGACGCTAGAATCAATTCTGATACTATCATACTAAAGGTGAACAAATGAAGGATAATGTAGTAGATTTTAGCAAAGCCTCTGATAAGAAAAAAAAGCGAGACGAAGAGATAGAGGAACTCGTACTTGAAAGTGACAAGGAAGTCGCTGAGATATTCGCTCTAGTTAATGCTAGAGAGACTGTATGGGCATTGAGAGGTATGGGAATCAACGTAGAGAAAGACCCCAAATCAATGCTTGATATAATGACTATTATAGAGGCATCGAAGTCTCTTGTTTATCGTTCTATTGGAGAGGAGTATCCTTTTCAACAGGTCTCTGATGCTTTATTTGAAGATGCTGAGGATAAGATCGAACAGCCTATGCAGAAAATACTAGACGACTTTATTGTAGATATGGAAGAACACTTCGATGGAGTTGAAGAGTGATAGATTATACTACAAAGAAGAACTGGGATAGTTTGAGTAGTCTAAACAGAAAAATTGTAAGCGATTACGAATCTAAGAAGACTAAGGAGAAGGTTGTTCTGTATGACGGCATGCAAGTTATAACGAATATGTTTATCTATAGTCTATTTGATGGCGAGTTGACAAAGGCGAAAGCTAAGCCCAAACCCAAAGCTAAACCAAAAGCGAAAGCTAAACCTAAAAAATGACTTGACAGTAGCGAGTGTCCGTGTTATACTAGACGCTTAAATACATTAAGTTAGGAGAGAGACAATGATACTGGTTGATATGAACCAAGTGATGATTGCAAATATGATGATGCAGATCGGTAATCATCATAATGCAGAGATCGATGTGAATATGCTCAGGCATATGATTTTAAATACTTTACGTGCAAACCGTAAGAAGTTTGGTGATGAGTTTGGCGAACTTGTTATCTGCTGTGATGATGGTAACTATTGGCGCAGACAGATATATCCATACTACAAAGCTGGTCGTAAGAAGGCGAGGGATAAGTCCGAGTTAGATTGGAACGCCATCTTCCAAGCATTGAATGCTATTCGTGAAGAGTTAAAGGTCTTCTTCCCATATAAAGTTATTCAGATTGAAACTTGTGAGGCTGATGATATCATTGGTGTTGTTACTCATGAAGAAGGTACTGAATTGAATACTGGTGAGCCTATTCTAATACTGTCAGGCGATAAAGATTACATACAACTACATACGTATGCGAACGTAAAGCAGTATGATCCAGTTAGAAAGCGTTGGATCTCAAACTCTGATCCAGAGAAGTATCTCGCAGATCATATACTCAAGGGCGATGCCGGTGATGGTGTGCCTAATGTTCTATCTGCTGATAATGCCCTTGTCATGGGCATACGTCAACGCCCAGTTACGCAGAAAAGAATAGCTGAGTGGGCAGATATAAATAATATGCAAGAAGAAGTAAAACGTAACTATATGCGAAACAAGGCTATGATTGATCTGACTGAGATACCTCAGGGTATGAAAGATGAGATTTTGAAAGCTTGGCATGAAGAGAATCCAAAAGATCGAACTCAGTTACTGAATTACTTCATCAAAAATAAATTAAGAAACTTAATGGAATGTATAGGGGAATTTTAAGATGACTACATTATCTCTGGCAGAGATTGTTAACACTGCCCGAAAAGCTGAGACCGTTGAAGAGAAGGTTGCGGTATTGAAACAACATGATAGCAGACAGTTGAGAGACATTCTCGCACTGATGTGTGATGCAAGATGGACTTTTGATTTGCCAGAAACTCCTCCACCTTTCACGCCATCTGACATTCATGAGTCTCATGGACTATTGTATCGTGAGATGCGAAAGATGCCGTATTTTGTTAATCAGATGAAAGACGGTAAAGACTTGAATAGAGTTAGAAAGGAATCCCTGTTCATTCAGTTGCTTGAGTCTGTTGATAAAGAAGATGCCGCACTTGTGATACGAACTATCGCAAAAGAGCCTTATCCTGATCTTTCTCCTGAAGTCATTAACCAAGCATTTCCAGGCGGTATTGTAGATCCTATTGCCGTAAAACGTGGTCGAGGTCGACCTAAAAAGAACGAGTCGTAGGAACGTAGCATGAGTAAAAGTAAAGGTAAGAAATTTCGTGAATGGATTGATGAAGATTTTGATGCTAAAAAAGATACCAAAAGGTATGATAAAAGCAAGTCTGATATCCAGAAAGCGAGAAAAGAGAAGCGGAAGAGCCGAGACTCTTACTAACAATTATATAATTGGAGATTGAAATGAAGCACCTTTCAGTAATGTTTTTATTATCAGTGATGACACTATCTTCGTTCGCTACAGCGGGCGATCCAGATGCGGGTAAAGCACGTTCTGCTTCCTGTGCTGGTTGTCATGGAGCATATGGAATCAGTAATAGTCCTATGTTTCCTAATCTAGCTGGTCAGAAAGAACTCTATCTTGTGTCTGCTCTTAAGCAGTATCGTGATGGAGTACGAAATAATCCTATGATGTCAGGAATGGCAAAAGGGTTATCTGATGCAGATATCGCTAACATAGCCTCTTACTACTCAGACTTAAAGCAGGATTGATTATGAAAAATCGTAGAGCCGATTTAATCGCCACATCAATGTCCTATATGCAAGCTCAAGCGGGCAAGCACAAAATGAATATTGATGTACTATTAGACAATTCAGTTGGTGTAGCAGAGCATCCAGATATCATGGAAACCATTGAATCTGAGCTAGAGAAGATGGCCGAGTACTGTGACAAGTACGAAATGTTAGAGAAGTACTTCAAATAGGAAGAGTGATGAACAACAATATAATATTGGTAGACTGTGATGGAGTCCTAGTTGATTGGTTCTCTGTCTATAAGACCTGGATGAAGAATAAGGGTTTTACCCTAGAAGATCCTGACAGTTATGATGTATCTACTTGCTACGGAATACCTAGATCAGTGTCGAAAAAACTTGTAAGATTCTTTAATGAGAGTGCGAATATGTGTTGTTTGCCTCCACTTAGAGATGCAGTGAAGTATATTCGCAAGCTTCACGAGGAGAAAGGTTATGTGTTTCATTGTATAACTAGTCTATCTATAGATCCATATGCTGTTCGACTAAGAGAGCAAAATATCAAAAATCTCTTTGGAGAAACTGCGTTTGATCGTATAGTTTGCTTAGATACTGGAGCAGATAAAGATGAAGCATTGTTGCCTTACTTAGATAGTGGATGTATCTGGGTGGAAGATAAAATTTCTAATGCTGAGTTGGGTGATAGTATGGGTTTAACGTCAGTGTTAATGTCTCATCCATATAATGACCAATACGAGAATGATTCTATCACTACTGTTCAGAATTGGAAAGAAATATACGAAATGCTCGTCTGAGGTATCATGTAGTATAAATATGAATATAGTAGGGGGTGATCTAGTATTGCTCCCTACTTCTATAAACCGGAGAAACTAATATAATGCCTATATATCAATACAAAAATGAAGATACTGGTGAAATAAGTGATCATTTTATGTCCATTGCATCTATGCAACAGTTCGATATCGATAATCCTCACATGAAGAAAATCATTCATGCGCCAGCAATTGGTGATTCTGCCCGCTTGGGCATTAAGAAGACGCCCGATAGTTTCAATGATATGTTGAAGGATATCAAAAAGAATAATGCGGGGTCTACCATAGAAACCAGATAAGGAATTATGAATGCCTGCAAAACAACAAGAACGACTAACTAAAAGGCAGAGACGAGTACTAAGACAGCAAGGAGTCTTAGACACAGATAACCAACTTTCATCAGGATTTTCAGTTCAGAGTGATATTGCTCCACTCACTGATAATCAGGCTTCAGCCTTTGAGTCTTGGGATGAAGGTCAGAACTTAATGTTACACGGTATTGCAGGAACGGGTAAGACGTTTCTAGCACTCTACTTCGCTCTCAAAGAGACGTTGAAGACGAATACGCCGTATAAGAAAGTGTTCATTGTTCGATCAATTGTTCCAACTAGAGACATTGGATTTCTACCCGGTAGTCAGAAAGATAAGATGAAGGTGTACGAAGGTCCATACTATGACATATGTAACAAGCTTTTAGGCAGAGGCGATGCATATGAGATACTCAAGCAACGGAACAACATAGAGTTTATATCTACTTCTTTTCTTCGAGGATCTACGTTCGATGACTGTATCATTGTGGTCGACGAAATGCAAAATATGAGTGATCAAGAATTGCACACCGTAATGACTCGTGTTGGCGAGAACTGTAGAATCATATTCTCTGGTGATGTAAAGCAGGATGACCTTACTAGCGAGAGAAAGAAAGAGCTTTCTGGACTCAAGACGTTTATGCGGATTATCAGTAACATGAAGCAATTCGACTTTGTAGAGTTTCTAGCCGATGATATCGTGAGAAGTGGTTTAGTGAAAGCATACATAATAGAAAGAGATAAACAAGGTCTATAGAGAATGTCAGCAACCGAGCCAGAAGGTACAGAAATATATCTAACAAGAGTGGGTAGACACGCCTTTGGTGGTACTCAAGAGCCTAACACGATTAGGGATGCTGAAGAGTTAGCGGGTGAAGATGACGATACGCTTGCGATAGAAGCAGACGCATATTACGCTAACGGAGGGTATGTATATCCTACTCATGGATCGGTTTATAGAACCGCCAATACTTTGGCCTCTAATCCAATACAACTTCCTCCTTGCTACATTTATGCAGGTATCAATACTAGTGAAATTGATCAGAATAATGAACTTCAGTCTTATGTGTTAGTTGAGTTCTGGCCAGAAGGTTATGCAAATCGCAACACCACCGACTGGACTATAACGGATATGACACTTAGTGGAAGTAATACTTCGAGTGGTAACGGCTATCTTCTTTCGCCCGTTGCTCAATCCGATCACTATCTACTCTCGGTTTATAATCAATTGTGGTCTACATATCCATTTCAAGAACAATATGATTGCATCATGCAAGATAATACGAGAGCCACGTTCAATAGTGTAGCAGAAGCGCAGGCAGCCACAAATCCATCTCTGCTATCTCTGGTAGAATTGGAATTGCCTAGCACTAATGAGTTTGCAGTCACTGCTACACTCAATATAACTTACGAACACACAAATTCAAATGTTTTTACTCAGTCGATTAATATTAATCAGACAGTGTATAACAAAACTGATAAATATATAAGTAGAGTACAGACAATTGCTCCGCCAGGCGATACAGTAGAACAAAATGTATTACCTAATCAGTTCGGTACTAAGACCTATACTGGATTCCAAAAAGGATTTACTGTATTATCTGCTACGAATACGCAGACAAGTCCACCGACAAAAGTGGGTGTTGCTTATGGTGCATCGTTTGGTCAAAGTGGAGGCAATTTCTATTTTCCTCTAGTAGATGATATAGGTGATATCAGAAACGGCTCAACAGAACCAGAGGACTATCCCAGATTTAGTGTTTTTACTGGGAAATACAAGTATGATGGTATCATTAGAGGACTATTTCAGTTTCAATATGCAGATGGTTCTAATATCCTAAAGCTGGTTGTAGATGGTCGTACTATACTCGCTTCTTCTGGGCGTGAAATTATACAGGACGATTTAGTGGGATTGAGTATAGTATCAGCTCAGTCTGCGAATATCCAGTATGACTACTCTAGTGCAGATGCTACGTTCGTCTCGAATAGCGGTGGTGTGACTTTATCATGGGAGTGGACTTTACCAAGTGATCTTGTGCTACTTAGTACTGGAGAATTAAATATCAACATTGCTACCCTGTTAGGAGATTAACATATGCCAGCACCATCAGCAAGAATAGGAGACACTATACTTACAGGTCACGCCTGTGATGTAACATCTACTATCATAGCGTCATTACAGGCTAAAGTAATTGTATCATTTTCGATAGCCGCAGTCACAGGCAGTCCTATTGCTCCTCACACAATTCTAGCAGGCGACAAGTGTATTCCTCACCCCGCATTCACCCTCGCAGGATCACCAAAAGTATTCTTTGGTGGAATCCCCGCAAATCGAATTGGAGATGGTGCTGATATGGGCGTAATCATCTCTGGCGCACCAAACGTCATCATCGGACCATAATTCCTTATAACTAAAAGTTCTAAGCTTATAACAAAATAGTCTTTGACTTTTCTCTCCAATCTGATATAATACTTGTATTGAATTGATAAAGAGAGAAGACTATGAATGTACAATTAGTAGACATCAAAGACGTTACCAGCTTCAAAGCAGGTTGGGAGCTAGTTGAGTACGAAGCAGGTACTGATCCGTTAGACGGGTTTTCTATATTAGGCTTCGATGAGATTGGTAATTTCGCTACCAACCCACTTTATGCTTTCGTTCAAGGAGTGTGATTATGACTAGATTTGATAAAGAGCAGTTCACATGGGATGGTTCATTTCTCATGTACAACGGACCTTACGAGGGTTCACAGACAATGGATGAGTTCAATCCTAACTGTCACCCGTCTTGGGTAGGTAAGATGAAGCCCGCTTTCATCGCTCGATTCAAGTACGGTTCTAAGCCTTGGAAATCGTGGTCTAACTTCCTAGTTAAAAACTCTCATGTTGAACTTTACTTGAAATTAGCAGAAGAGTTTAGTCCGGCTGAAGCGATGTCGATGCTAGGGTTTAAACCTCGAAAGAAATCTTAATGTGAACTATTCACAATCAGAACAGTTGACTTTAGTTCTGATTGTGATATAATAGCTACATAAATTGAGATGAGAGAGAAAATATGAACGACCAAGATATTATGATGAATAACCTAGAAGCTCGTGAGATGAAGCGTGAAGAAGAACTTTATCTTCAAGCTCAGTACGATAAAGAGATGGTCAACTATAGCGAGCCAGTTTCTTTTGATATGTGGAAAGCTGCCAAAGCAGTAGTTGCTAGGTATGACATTAAGGAGAAGACATGAATAAAGAACTAATTAAACATTTTTTCATAGGAGCATTCTGTCTTATTGTCTCGCCAGTCTACGTGCCATTAGCTGTATGCTGGGAACATCGTGGAGAGATTAAAGACTTCTATATCCAATGCT